TTTGTTACGATAACGATTCATAACATCTTTTAGATATTGTTCTGCTTTTATTTTAGGTAGATTACCTACATCAATATAAAATATTCTTCTTTCTGGAGCTCTTGATATTCTGTAAATTACCACAGAGTCCTCAATCATTCTTAATTGATTTACTGGTTTGATTGCTTTATTAAGATACGATAACACAGTACCTTTATGCATATCAATAAGTCCAGAAGGACAATATGCGATAGAATCAAATGTTAATTTAACACCAGTAGAAGTATTGTTTACTTGATGTCCGTGTTGATTATATATGTAAAACTCTTTAAACTTTTTTACAACATCAACTTGACCTTTTCTACCAGTTTCTACTTCTCTAACTTTTTTAATTTTTCTAGGGTCAATATAGCGAAGTTGTTGAATACCTTTTCTAGGATTTTGTGAATCAATAACTTTGTGATAGAATATTCTTCCATCAACATACCATCTTCTAAAAATATCGTGTGCTTTATTATTAAAATCTAATAGTTGAAGAATTCTTTCAAACTCTTCTTTTATTCTTTTTTTAATTGTAGCAGAGACTTGTAAATTATCTAATGCGATAGATACACACATATCTCTTTCATCAGATGCGATTGCCTCACTTACGATATCTTCTATTGCACTATCACACTCTGGTTGTATTGCAATATCTCTATATCTTCGGATTAAATCATCTTCTGTGCGAGAACGACCATCTGTATCTAGGATTGTGGAATAGAAACCACCACCAGATATATCGTATGTACCATCATCAGTAGCTGGAGGCGTTACTGCCCCCAACTCCTTTTCTTTTCTTTTTATTTCAAAACCAAAAAACTCAGCCATTATCTACAACTCCTTTATATTGTTATATTTATAGAGTTATAAATTGATGCCTGTGACTCTGAATGTGTCATATCTCCAAGTAATTTCAAATTGTTCAATAGCATCATTAGTATCATATGCAAGTTCTATTGCACCTAATGATTGAGGGAAACAACCTTCAAGTACATATTGATGAAGAATTGTATCATCTCTATCTAACTGTTGAACAATCATATCTACTCTGTAATCAGCTGGGTTTGTTGCACCAGTATTATTAATTAAATCATTAATACCGTTCATCCATCTTTCAACTTCTCTACGAACTCCAAAATCTGTATCGTTAAATACAGTTGTTGTCCAAGTATCAAATGTTCTTTCACCAGCAACATAAAGAGTTCTACCTCTGAATGGAATTGCAATTTCAGCAAGTGTTTGACCAGGCAAAGATGCTGACCTACACAGAAATGCAAACTGTTCAGTATTGATAGCTGCAGTTACTTGTCCAACTGGTGGGGGTAAAATTACCCTAAACTGATTGGCACGAGCACCACCACCAGCGAGTCTTGATTTAAAATCGTTAATATTTGCCATCTAATTACCCTCCTATCTCTGTAAACGCAACACCAGTTCGTACAGCGACAAAGTTAAGAGTGATAAAGTTGATAGACCTTGTTGGTTTGACAAAAATGTCTGCAACAAATTCGTTTCTATCAATTACTTCACCAGTGTTATTAGATTCATCTGCAACTACTTTAAAGTCAGTAATACCTCTTCGTCCTTGAATCTCTCTCAAGAAAGGTTCTACTAAGTTTTTAAACTGAGCTCTTGTGAATTCATCATTGAACTCAAATAGTTGGAACTTAGCTGCAGTTGCGATTGCCTTTTCAAGAATAATGAATAGTCTTCTAACATTAATTCTGTCAAACGCACTTGGTTTTGCAAGAGCAGTCTTATCACCAAATAACACAGTACCTTGGCCAGGAAATGAGTTAACTGGATTAATTCTTGCTTTATATAGTGTATCTCTTTGGTCTTTGTTAGGTTCGTATGCAAGTTTAACTGCACCTCTAATTTGACCTCTGGTAAAACCAGCAGGAGAGAAAAACGCATCTGCAACAGATTCAGTAAATGCAGTTACACCAGCGATATCACCATTTAATGGTACATAACGATATACATCGTTAAATCTATCATATTGGTATTTGTAACCACTATCAAAAACTGCAAATGATGTACTTGGAAGTAAATCAAAAAAGTTCTTGACATTTGTAGTTTGTGTATTAGAATCTGCAACACCTACAACATCACTTCTTTCTGGAGAAATAAAGACTAATGCATCTTTTCTTTTTTCCACGATAGTTACTAAGTTTGTTGCAAGAGTTGAAGTTGCTTTTGCAGCCATAATTAGGTTTACATCAACTGCTTCACCGTCATCAAATCTTGCGTATGAAGTAAGTTGTTCACCGTCTGTAACAGCATAATCGTCTGTTCCATTTGCAAGAGTAGACCTATCTACATTTTCTACACCAGTTGAAAGTTTGTTGAAAAACTTTGAACCTTGTACTGATAAATCAGATGAAAGAGGTTGACCCCAGTCACCAGATGCATCAATAGCTGCAGTTGGGTGGTCTCCCCAATATATAAATTTAGAATCTCTGTAAATTACATCTGGATAGTAATTTGAATTACCTTGAGGTGTAGTTGCTTCTGGGTGTTTTGATACAAATGCAAATGTTTCTAGTACAGAGTTTAATCTCTCACCAGCAACATCGTTATCAAAACCAGTTTGTCTACCAGATGAATCATATACAACTATGTGTATTTCATCATCACCAACACCTCTTGCAGATGCAAATTCAGATGTGCCTGGAGCAGTATCAAATAAATCTGAAAATCTCCAGTATCTTTTTACATAAGAATCGTCTGCTAAGTCTGCGATTAATCCACTACCAGCAGGGTCATCTAACTGTCTTATTGTAATTGTTTCAGCAGATGTGTCAACTGCCGTAATTTCGTATTTTTGTGCTTCGTGTCCAGTTGCAAAAACTGTACCACCAGCATCTGAATAAAATTCTATAACTTCACCTACTGCAAAATCAGCTGCATCAAAAGCGTCCATTGTAATTGTTGCTTCAGCTGCACTTGCACTTGCATCGTTAACTTGTTTGTTTGACATTTCTGAAAAGTTATTTTTATCACAAATGTCTATTTTAATTCCGTTTGCGTGTATACCAGCAGTTCTTGCTGACCAAGTACCGTGAGTACCTTGTCCATCTGCAAAAGACTCTTGATAATGCAAAGTGTTTCTAATTAAAATACCAGAACCACCAGAAGATGCATTTTTCAATGCGCTTTCAGTTCTTACAACTCTTAGTGAATTTGAATACTGTAAAAAGTTTGCAGCTGTGAAAAAATACTCAAAATTGTTTGCATTTGGTTTACCAAACACTTCAACGAGTTGTTTTTCGGAACTGATACTTGTTATTTCACTTACAGGCCCTTTTTCAAAGGGGCCGCAAACAGCACCAATAGTTGTAGAAACGGCAGGAACAATATTCGTTAGGTCAACTTCTTTGACTTCTACGCCTGGAGAAACTTGAAATCCCATATTTCTACTCCTTATATAGTTTAATTAATCTACTACAATTATATTTATAAAAAATCATTTTTTGTATGTTTGTTTTTATACCAAGTCTAAATATAAATATGAGTGAACATTATCAAAAATACCGTAATACAATACGAAAAGTTGCACGAAGACATCGTAGACTAAAAGATAAATGGATTAATGAACAATTAAGAGATAAGTCTTGTAAATACTGTGGTGAGTCTGAGATAATTGTATTGAAGTTTTATCCAGATGATAGAAAGATTCGTTCAGATTCTAAAAAGAAAAGTTTAAAAAAAGATACTAGAAAATTGTTATTAGAACAAATAGATAACAATGTAGTAGTCTGTCATAATTGTTTTTTAAAAAAAGATAATGATTTAATTGATGAAGAAGAATTTACCAATTTGTATCATACTTCCTAATAACTGGTGTCCATCTTTCACCATATTCATCTACTTGTGGTATAGGGTCATCAATACCATTGTCTAGGAATCCAAATGGTGCAAGGTCTTGTTCTAATTGATTTTGACTTTCTGCAAACAACTTAGCTCTAACATCACTATCAGTAAGTTCTTTGAAATAAGTTTGTCCAGATAACCACGCAAACAATACACAACACATCATTAAATCATCGTGGTGTCCTTCTTCTGCTTGATATGACTGTCCGTGAAGAACAAATGAAGACATCTCTGCAACTATATCATAATCTTCTAATAAAATCTTATTAGACTCTACCATTGTTTTTAGATTAGAACAACCGATTTTTTTGACTGCTTTAGTTGTTCTCACACCAAGTTGTGATTTACCACCACTAAATCCACCACCAACTATTTGACCAGCACGACCTCTCATACTTGCCATAATTAGATTATCATACTCTAAATCAAACTGAAGTGCGTTTGCAACTTGGTCACCAATGTCATTTACTTCTATCAATACAAATGCTTGATTGTATGCAAGTGCAACATCTTTAATAATATTAGGAAATAACATAGGTTTTATTTCATTATTTTTATATTTTGCAACCATACGATATGGTAGTTTAGATACATCAACAACTATGAACGCAGATGCATCACCTTGAATACCTCTAGCCACATCTGCAACAATCACATATGTGCGACCCTTTTTAGGTTTCTCATATACATCAAGACCAGCATTAGATGTTAAAGGTGTTCTTAAAGGTATTGTTTTTATTTTAGATGCACTTATCAATGTATTAGTAGAACCTAAGAACTCACACTCAAATTCTTTTTGAAACTGTGCTTCACTTGTATTTGCAATCGTTTCTTTTTTCCATTTCTCATCTCTGCCTGGTACTTCAGACCAATGGACTTCTATCGGTACATAAGTATTCTTTTTTGTTTCTGCATCTGTCCATAATTTATAATACATATTCATACCATTTGGTGTTGATACAATAATTACCTTTGTAGATTGACCAGATGAAATAGTAGGATAAACTGAACTAAAGAACTCTTCTGCAATATTTGTAGGTACAAACGCAAACTCATCTAAAAATATCATATTGTATGAACCACCACGAACTGCACTTGATGATGTTGAGGCTGCAACTATGCGTGAACCATTTTCTAATTCTAAACTACCTTTATTCCACGATAGTATTCCTTGTTGCAACCATTTTGGTAAATGTTCATATGCAAGTTGTAATCTAGATAAAATATCCCTTGCAGTTGCAGCTTTGTTTGCAAGTATTGCTACATTCATATTCTGATTAAATAAAACATAATGTAATATATACGAAACCATTGTGGTTGTTTTACCAGATTGTCTAGGTAGTTTACAGATTGTAAAACGATTGTTGTGAAATGTACCAACCATTTCTTTTTGAAAAGGGTACATATCAAATGGTATTAAACCTTTATCTAATGATACAATTTTTATATATTTTTCTATAAAATATTGTGGGTCATTCATACATTTTTGAAACTCAAGAATGTTTTCCTTTGTAAACTCTTGACTTACAAATGCTTTCTTTAAATTAGGATTTCCTAGATATTGATTTTCTATGCCCATTGAAGTGAAACACCGTGAATAGTATTAATGTGAGATAACCCAGCACCAACTATTTTCCAACGAACTTGAACTTGAGGACTTGCAGTTCCAGTCAAAGGTGTACTACCAGTGAATATTTTTGCACCAGATGAACCAGTCACATATCCATTATCAGTCAAAGTTATCGCATTAAAAGTTGTATTATCTCTAGTTGCAGATGCACTTAATTGTGAATTTAATGTACTATTAATTTCTGCAAAAACAACTATTCTTGCTTTGGTCGGAGTAGAACTTGCAGTAAAAGTATCTGA